GCGAGCGCAGTTACACGCTGAGCCTGGAGAGTTCGGGCGTGGTGGTGGCGGCATGAGCGCCAACCCGGAGCGCGGCGAGGCGGAACTCCGTGTCGCGGGGGAGCGGCTGGTGCTGCGGCCGAGCTTTACGGCGCTGTGCGCGGCGGAGCGCGAGCTTGGGCCGTTGTTTGCCCTGGTCGAGCGCGCGGCGGCGGGGTCGCTGGCGCTCGGCGAAATGGTGGCGTTGTTCTGGCACTGCCGGGTCGATCCACCCGAGGCGGTGACGCGCGAGGCGATGGGGGAGAGCGTGGTGCGCGCCGGGCTCGCGTCCGCGACGCCGGTGCTGCGCGTGCTGCTCGGGCAGATCCTGGCGGGGCGGTGATGGAGCGGTTTGCCGAGGCGAGCGTGCGGCTCGCCGGGCTGGCGGGGGCGGTGCTGGGGTGGGCGCCGGAGGTGTTCTGGCGCGCGACTCCCGCCGAACTGGGCGCGGTGGTCGCGGTGCTGACGGGCGGGGGCGAGGCGGTCGCGCCGCCCGATGCCGCGACGATCGCACGGATGCAGGAGGCTTTTCCCGATGGCGGATGAAATCGAACGGCTGGTGGTCGGCGTGCGCGCGGACACTGCCGGGTTTTCGCGGGACGTGGAGGCGATGCGCGCGTCGCTGGAGGGGCCGCTGGCGAGCGGAGTCGACCGTGCGGCGCGGACGATCGAGGGCGCGCTGAGCAAGGTGGTGCGGACGGGGTCGTTCGGGTTCGAGGAACTGCGCAAGGTCGCGCTGGCGGCGCTCGACGATATCGCGTCGGCGGCGTTGCGGGGCGGGTTGAACGCGCTGTTCGGCGGAAAGACGACGGCGAGTGGTACGAGCGGGTTGGTCGGGGCGCTGACGAGCGCGCTTGGCGGTGCGCCGGGGCGTGCGACGGGCGGACCGGTCTCGCCGATGCGGCCTTATTGGGTTGGCGAAAGCGGGCCGGAACTGTTCGTGCCGACCGCGAGCGGGAGCATCGTCGCTGCCGGTGGCGGCGGCGGCGGCGCGCGCGACGTGCGGGTGTCGATCACGGTGCAGGGCGGCAGTGACGCGCCGCAGGCGCTCGCGGCGTCGAGCCGACAAGTGGCGCGGGCGGTGAAGGCGGCGTTGGGCGCGGAGTAGGGGGGTGCCGCTCCTGCCTGGGCCGCCCGGGTTGGGCAACACGCCGTAAGGGGAGAAAGCACGATGGCCTATTGGCTCGCGACCGAACGGACGGTGCAGGAGGCAGGCGTGATCTCGCGGTTCGATCCGCGGTTCTGGACGGTCAATTTCCCGCGCCCGATGATGGCGGCGGTGACGACGACTGCGTCCGATGGCCTGCGCGTCGATGCGGTGTTCTACACGCGGGGCGATCTCGCGGGGCTGATCTGGGAAGCGGAGGACACGCACGATCATCCGCTGTTGCGCTATGCGACCGCGCGCGATTTCCGGACCTGCCGGCTCAGCTTCCGGTGGCGGGCGGCGGGGGTGGTGGCGCTGGATGCGGTCAACGGTCCGGTGCTGACGATCGAGGGGCGCGACGCGGGTGGGGCGGCGCGTGCCTGGTATGTGCGGTTGTGGAATTATGCGGTGGGCACGCCCGGCGATGCGACGATCACGCTCGATTTCGGGGATCTCGACGGTGGGTTCGTGTTGCCGGGGGAGGCGGATCCGGTGTGGGCGGGGGATGTCGACCGGATGTTCGTATCGCTGGTGCCGCCGGGCTATGGCGCGGGGTCCGTCACACCGCTGGCAGTGCCGGTCGAGGCGTGGGTCGAACTGAGTGCGATCACCTGCGAGGGGTCGGGCGCGGTGCTGGCGATCGGCGATGTCATCGTTCCCGAACACCGCCTGTCGATCGCGAGCGGCTATGACGACAGCTACAATCTGACGCCCGCGCGGTTGCTCCGCAACGCTTTGCTGCTCGGCTATCGCGGGAGCATTACGCATTATGTCGGGATGAGCCATTACATGCGGCTCGAGGCGGATTCGGGGGGCTATTACGTCAGCCTGGCGGGGGGCGTGCTCAACGGCGCCGCGGCGGCGTGGCACCGGAGCTTTGCGGCGGAGGCCAAGGCGCTCGGCTATGACGTGATCTGGTCGCTCAGCTACGAACTGTTCGATGCCTATTGCTGGGGCGACTGGAAGCAGCGTGCGTGGGACGGATCGCCCGCGCTGACCGGCTGGTCGCCGCCTTCGACGCTGCTGTCGCCTGCGCATGGCGGGGCGATGGCGTATCTGCATGCGGTGGCGGGGGCGTTCATTGCGATTGCGCTGGCGGCGGGACTGGCGCCCAAGTTCCAGGTCGGCGAGCCGTGGTGGTGGGTGATGCCCGATGGCCGCCCGTGCCTGTACGATGCGGCGGCCCGCGCGGCGTTCGGCGGCGATCCGGTGCAGATCGCGGATCTGGCGAGCGTGACGAGTGCGGCGGAGCGCGCGTTGCTCGATGCGGCGGGGGTGGTGCTGGCGGCGTCGACCGCGGCGCTGGTGGGGGCGGTGCGAGCGGTCGCGCCGGGGACGCAGACGCATCTGCTGGTGTATTTGCCGACGGTGCTCGCCGGCACGACGCCCGAGGCGAAGCGCGCCAACGTGCCGGTCGGCTGGGCACATCCGGCGTTCGATGTGTTGCAGCTCGAGGATTATGATTTCGTCGTCGCAGGCGATGTCGCGGCGACCGCGCGGGGGGTGGCGGCGATGCAGGCGCGGCTGGGCTATGCCGTCGCGCAGACGCACTATCTCTCGGGCTTCGTGCTGCGGCCCGACCAGGCCGCCGACTGGCGCGACATTGAAGCGGCAGCGGATGCCGCGCGCGCGCGGGGCGTGGCGGCGACGTTCGTCTGGGCGCTGCCGCAGGTGGTGCGCGACGGGTTCGTGCATTTCGACCAGGAGGAAGACACGATGGACGCGTTCGACGACGTGCTGTTTCCGATCGCGCTCGGGCGCGAGGCGGAGGTCAGCCCCGAATTCTCGACCGCGATCGTGACGAGCGGTGGCGGGCATGAGGCGCGCAACGCGAGCTGGGCGGAGGCGCGGACGCGCTACGATGTCGGGCCGGGGGTGCGATCCGAAGCGGATATCGCGGCGCTGCTTGGCTTCTTCCGCGCGCGGATGGGGCCGGCGCGCGGGTTCCGGTTGCGTGATCCGTTCGACTCCAGTTCGAATGGGGGCGTGCCGACGCCGTTCGACCAGCGGATCGGGACGGGCGACGGGATCAGGGTGCGGTTCGCGCTGACCAAGGCGTATGGGGCGGCGCTGCGGCGGATCACGCGCCCGGTCGCGGGAAGCGTGCGGGTCGCGGTGGGGACGGGCGAGACGACCGCGTTCAGCGTCGTCGCGGGGGGCTGGATCGACCTCGACTCCGCGCCCGCAGCGGGGGTCGCGGTCAGCCTGGGGTTTCAGTTCGACGTGGCCGTACGCTTCGCCGAAGACCGGCTGAGCGTGACCCGCGCGACCTTTCTGGCGGGCACGGCGACGAGCGTCCCGCTGATCGAAGTGCGCGAGGATGCGGCGTGAGTTTCCTCGAGGGGACGCTCACGACGATCGCCTTGTGCTGGCGGATCGAACGCCGCGACGGGATCGCGCTGGGGCTGACCGATCACGACCGCGACTTGCTGATCGACGGTCTGGTCCACCGTGCTGCGCCGGGGATGACGCCCTCGGCGATCCGGCGCAGCGATGGGCTGGATGCGGATACGATGGACATTACCGGCGCGCTGACTAGCGCGGCGATCACCGAGGCGGATCTGCTCGCGGGGCGGTGGGACGGCGCGCGGGTGACGCTGTTCGCGGTCGACTGGAGCGGGGCGGATCCGACTCGCGTTCCGCTCGGGATCGGGACGATCGGTGCGGTGGAAACGCAGCAACAGGGTTTCACCGCCGAACTGCGGGGGGCGAGTGCCGCGCTGGAGCGACCGGTCGTGGAGCTGACGTCGCCCGAATGTCGTGCCGAGCTTGGCGATGTGCGCTGCCGCGTGCCGCTTGCCGGACGACGGCGGATGCAGCGCGTGATCGGGGTCGACGGGCAGACCGTGACGCTCGACGCGGTCGAACCGAGCGGGGATGCGTATGGCGGCGGCCTGCTGCGCTGGATCGGCGGGGCGAACAGCGGCTTGCAAGCTGCGATCGCGGGGTCGGACGGTGCGCGTGTGACGTTGCGGAGCGATCCGGCGTCGCCGGTCTCGGCGGGGGATCTGGTCGAGCTGATCGAGGGGTGTGACAAGAGCCTGGCGACCTGCGCCGCGCGGTTCGGCAATGCGGCGAACTTTCGCGGCGAGCCGTATCTCCCCGGGATAGATCTGCTCACGCGCTATCCCGGCGCATGACGCCCAGGGATCGCGCCGTAGTTGCGGCGGCGCGGGGTGCGATCGGCGCGCGGTTCCGCGTGCAGGGGCGCGACCCGGCGTTCGGGCTGGACTGCGTGGGCGTCGTCGCGGTCGCGTTGCGGGGTGCGGGATATGCGGGGGCGATCCCCGGCGATTATGCGCTGCGCGGGGGATGCGTCACCGAGATCGTCGCGCGGTTCGACGCCGCGGGGCTCGAACGGGGCACGATCCCGATGCCCGGCGGCATCGCGCTTTTCGACACCGGATGTGCGCAATGGCATTTGGCGGTGATCGTTCCGGGCGGGATCGTCCACGCCGATGCGATGCTCCGCCGCGTGGTCGAGCGACCGGGGCCGCCGCCGTGGACGGTGATCGGCTGCTGGCATCTTCAAGACGATCGGGGAGAGTGACCGATGGCGACGCTCGTTTTGACGGTCGTGGGGACGGTGATCGGGGGACCGATCGGCGGTGCGATCGGCGCTGCCGTGGGGAGCGTGATCGATCACACTGTGCTGTTCCCGCCCCAAGGGCGCAGCGGGCCGCGCTTGTCCGCCTTGCAGGTCCAGACGTCGAGCTATGGCACGCCGCTGCAGCGGATCTTCGGGACGATGCGGGTCGGCGGATGCGTGATCTGGTCGACCGAATTGATGGAGAGCGCGGCGACCAGCAGCGGTGGCAAGGGGCAAGCGAGCCTGACCGCGTACAGCTATTCGGTGTCGTTCGCTGTCGCCTTGTCGGCGCGGCCGATCCAGCGGGTGGGGCGGATCTGGGCGGACGGCAAGCTGTTGCGCGGGGCCGACGGGGTGTTCAAGAGCGCGACCGGGTTCCGGCTGTATCCGGGCGATGAGGATCAGGCGGTCGACCCGTTGCTGGCGGCGGCAGAGGGGGGCACGCTGACGCCTGCGCACCGCGGGCTGGCCTATGCGGTGTTCGAGCACCTCCAGCTTGCGGACTATGGCAATCGCATCCCGTCCCTGACGTTCGAGGTCGTCGCGGATGACGCGGCCGTGCCGATCGGGACGATCATCCGGGAACTGGCGGGGGGCGCGGTGACCGGTTCCGTCGATGCGCCTGATCTCACCGGGTTCGCGGCTTACGGCGACAGCGTGCGCAGTGCGATCGAACCACTTACGCAGGCGAGTGGCGCTTGGTTTGCGCCAGCGCCTGGCCTGAACGATGCGCGTCTGGTGCTGAAGGGCGGGATCGTTCCCGAGCGCGCGATCGACGATGGCGACGTGACCGTCTCAGGATCGCAATCCGCGCGGGGTCGTAGCATTGCGGCGCTGGAGACGGTGGCGCGTGCCGTAACCGTGTCGCATTACGATCCGGCACGCGAATTCCAGATCGGGTTGCAGCGCGCGTGGCGGCCCGGACCGGGCACACGCGAGGATCGGCTCGAACTGGTCGCCGCGGTCGATGCCGGGGCCGCCAAGACGATCGCGGAACGGACGATCGCGCGCGGCGAAGCGGGGCGCGAACGGCGCAGCGTGACGCTGGGGTGGGACGCGCTCGCATTATCCCCCGGCGCATGCGTCACGATCCGCGGGGTGGCGTGTGTGTGGCGCGTCGCGCGCTGGGGGTTCGAGCGGCACGTCGTGACGCTCGAGTGCGTCCGGCTGGCCGCCAGGACCGCCGCGGCACGTGCGAGCCCGGGGCGGGTGCTGTCCGCACCGGACCTGGCGGCGGGGACGACGCTGCTCGCGGTGGCCGAGATGCTGCCGTTCGACGACAGCGTGTTGACGTCGCCGCGGGTGACGATCGTCGCGGCGGGCACCCAACCCGGCTGGCGGCGTGCGGCGGTGCTCTACAGCCTAGACGACGGGCTGCACTGGATCAGCGCAGGAGCGACTGCCGCCGCGGGCGTGATCGGGCGGCTCGTGACGGTGCCGGGGACCGGCGGTGCGTCCTTGGTCGATCGCGCCGGGCGGTTCGTGGTCGAGCTCGCGCATGGTGACATGACGTTGGAGAGCGCAACCGACGCTGCCCTGGCCGCGGG